TTTACCAAAATGCTGCAAAAGAGTACAGGAAAAATAAATGTTTTACATCAAACGCTTTAAAAGGTTATGATGAGTTCTACGTAATTAAAGGTGGAACAGTATTAGAAACAGCTGCAGCTGATTTCGATCCAGATGCAGGTGCTACCAAAGGTCAAATAACTGCGGCTTTCAAAAGGCATAGTAAGTCCAAAAAGAATAACAAAGTATTATTAACAAACTTTGGAAGGATTGTCGCCTAATGAAAAAAAGTGAAATAAATGAAAAAAACCGTTTACATTTGCAGAAAAACGGTGTATAATAGATAGTATATAATAAAAATAAGGAGTTAATTATATTATGAAAAATGTGAAAAATCTTAAACCTCAAACTGAGGTAATCTTAAAGGAACTTGCTAGCAGGTATCCTGACCAAACCCAATTTAGAAAACAACAAATCGTTGATGTTGGCCAAACATACGGCTACAAAGGAAAGGACTATGGTCCTATCTTTGATGCTGATAACAGAGTCAAAATCGGTACATACGATTTGGCTGGTCTTATCGTACCTCTCAGAGAAGATGAGGTTCAACCCACTGTAGAAGCTGCTCCAATCAATGCAGCTAGAATGGTTCAATCAGTTGTAAATGATGAAAAGACATTTGCTTTAGTTGATAACACATTCGTACCTTGGGGTAATTACCATGACATCGTAAAGATTGTTAAATCTAATATGTTCTATCCAACTTACATCAGTGGTCTTTCAGGAAATGGAAAGACTTTCATGGTTGAACAAGCTTGTGCTAAGCTTGGTAGAGAATTCATAAGAGTTCAAATCAATCCTGAAACTGATGAGGATGACTTATTAGGTGGATTTAGACTTGTTAACGGAGAAACCGTATTTGCAAAAGGCCCAGTTCTTAAAGCAATGGAAAATGGAGCTATCCTTCTACTGGACGAGATTGATAGAGCTACAAATAAAATTATGTGTCTACAAGGAATCCTCGAAGGCAAACCTGTTCTGGTTAAAAAGACTGGAGAAGTTGTTAAGCCTGCTGATGGATTTAATGTTATAGCCACAGCCAATACAAAAGGCAAAGGTTCAGACGATGGAAGATTTACAGCAGCTTCAATTATTGATGAAGCTTTCTTGGAAAGGTTTACTGTTTCAGTTGACCAACACTTTCCATCAATCAATGTGGAAAAGAAAATCGTACTAAAGCACATGGATAAATACATTCCATCTGATGCTGGTGGAGATTTTACTGCTGATGAGTTAGCTCAAAACTTAGTAGTATGGGCTGACATTATTAGAAAAACGTTTTACGATGATGGTGTAGATGAAGTTATCTCAACAAGAAGACTTTGCCATATCGTACAAACATATGCAATCTTCGGAAAGGTTGATAAAGCAATTGACCTATGTATCTCAAGGTTTGATGAAGATACAAAAGCTGCATTCTTGGATTTATATTCCAAAGTCGTAGCCGATGACCCATCAATCCACGGTGCTCCGGAAGTAGAAGAAGTCGATACTGACTTCGAGGATGAACATGTTTAATAAAAAAATTAACTACAAATTTAACGAAGGAGCTCTCATCAAAGAGCTCCAGGCTTATATCGATAAAACATACAATGGACACTATTCGAAAAATCAGTTTCAATCAACTGAATTCATATCGGATTGTGGACATGGTATTGGTTTTGCCATTGGTAATATTCTTAAGTATGCACAAAGGTATGGTAAAAAAGGAACTCATGATGATTCACGTAAGGATCTGATGAAAGTTTTACACTATGCAATAATAGCACTAAACGAACATGATAGAATTTAATAGAGAGGACTACAGAACAGAGGCTTTCGAAAAGAGAGTCAAAGCTGAAGCAAAACTAATTCATGGAAAAGAATCTACCAGACATGGAAGGGAATTAGTAGAAGTAGAGAATGACGTAAGAGTTGGTCATTTTGCTGAATGGTTCCTTTTACAACAAGAAGGTTGGCAAGATAATGATGAAACATTTAATGACGTGATTGACCCTGATGGAAATTGGATTGAAGTCAAAGTGACTAAGATACCACAATACGTTCCATCGGTCATACAACGTTTAAATGAAAGGCATAGGACTTTAACCAGATGGGAGAAGCCTACGCCTGATGCAGCGGTTATTTTTATAAATGACCATGAAAATGATAGTCCACATTATAGATTACATTCATATTTTACATGGAATGGTTTTAACTATTCTGAAAAAAAGAATGTACATTTACGTGGAACTGTGATATAATAGTATAATTATGGAGAAAAATATGATACTATCTGATGATACACTTAATGTGTTGAAAAACTTTGCAACGATTAATCCTAACTTGGTATTCAAACCGGGTCAAAGGTTAAGTACCATATCGGAAGCTAAAACAATTATGGCCAAAGCTGAAATTGTTGAAGACTTTCCACAAGAGTTTGGAATATATGATTTAAACGAGTTCTTGTCAGTATGTGGTCTTATTGAAAATCCTCAACTTAACTTTGAAGAAAAGTCAGTTTTAATTAGCAATACAGTCGGTGGTGATGTTCCAACTAATCAGCAAAAGATAAAATACTTCTATGCTGAAAGGGATATACTCACAACACCGCAAAAAGATATTAGTATGCCAGAAGCTGAAGTTGGTATTAATCTTACTGAAGAAGTAATGAATCAAGTAAGAAAAGCTGCAGCTGTTCTGGGTCATACTGAACTAGAACTATCCGGAGAAAATGGAGTTATCACTGCTTCAGTTTCCGATAGCAGAGATGCTACTTCAAACGTATTTAGCGTTGAAGTAGACAGAGATAATTCATGTAAGAATGAGTTTAATTTTATAATAAGTATTCCTAACTTGAAATTACTACCTGGTGATTACTTTGTAAGTATATCATCTAAGCTAATTTCTAACTGGACTAATAGTAATTATCCTATTGAATATTTTATTGCATTAGAGAAAAACTCAGTATTCCATGTATAAATATAATAGTCTAAAACCTATAGGAGGACGTTATGTCAGAAGAAGTGAAAGTAGCTGAAGAAGCAGTTGATGCACCGGTAGAAGGTGGTGAACAGCCTCAACTTTCGATTCAGGATTTAGCAACTGTAGTACAGATAATTGATATCTGTTCTAAGCGTGGCGGTTTTGAAGGCCCAGAGCTTGAAGCCGTTGGCGGATTGAGAAATAGAGTGGTAGCATTCGTTAACTCAGTCGCACCAAAAGATGGTGAAGCGCCAGAGGGAGCAGTCCCTGCAGTTGATGAAGCACCTGTTGAAGAAGCAGCTGAATAATGGTGAGGGGTGAAATTCCCCTCCAATTTTTAATTAAGGATATATTATGCAAACAAATGAAAAAGCCAAATTGCTCAAGGCTTTACAAAAAGGGCAAGTCACAGTAAGTTTCAGAAAAATAGATACAGGCGAACTAAGAGTTATGCCATGTACTCTTAACTCAGATGTGTTAAAAGCAAATGGAGTTAAATCAACTATTAACTATACGGAAGATGCAATGGAAGCATATCCTGTTTGGTCAATAGATAAAAACGCATGGAGGTCTTTCAGACTAGATACAGTTGAAGCTTGGGAGGTGAACTAATGCAAGAACATCTATGGGTTGAAAAATATCGACCAACCACGCTGTCAGATTGTATACTACCCTCACAGCTTAAAAAAGATTTTGGGTTAATATTAAAACAAAAGGAACTGCAAAACATGCTCTTAACGGGCACTGCAGGTACTGGTAAAACGACAGTTGCAAAAGCACTGTGTAAAGAATTAAATTTAGATTATATAATAATTAATGGCTCAGAAGAGTCAGGAATTGATACTCTTAGAAATAAGATTAAACAATTTGCTAGTTCAGTCAGTTTAGAGGGTGGATACAAGGTGGTTATATTAGATGAAGCAGATTATCTAAATCCCCAGTCCACCCAACCGGCTCTTCGTGGATTTATTGAAGAGTTCTCATCAAACTGTAGGTTTATACTTACATGCAATTTTAAGAATAGGATTATTGAACCACTACATTCAAGGTGTAGTGTAATTGAGTTTGGTATTCCTAAAGGACAAAAACAATCTATTGCTGCGGGTATGATGGAAAGGCTTGAGCATATACTTACAACTGAAGGCGTAAGTTATGAGCAACCAGTTCTCGCTGAACTGATAATGAAATACTTTCCAGATTTTCGTAGAACAATAAATGAATTACAAAGATATGGTGTATCAGGTAGTATTGACTCTGGTATACTTGTCAACGTAAATGATGTTTCAGTTGGAAACCTTATGAGTCATCTTAAGTTAAAAGACTTTCGTAAGATGAGACAATGGGTTGCAGATAATATCGATATCGAACCTGCTGCGATGTTTCGTAAGATATACGATAGCTCAACTGAATATGTTAACCCTCAGTCGATACCACAACTTATATTGATACTTGCTGATTATCAGTACAAGGACAGCTTTGTGGCTGACCATGAACTCAATATGGTTGCGTGTCTAACTGAAATTATGGCAGGAGTGGAATTTAAATGAATAAGGATATTGAAATAGAAGTTCTAAAAAACAATGTAATGCAATTACAAAAACAACTACATGATGCTCAAATAAGAATAGCTGAGTTGAATGAAGAGTTAAAAGAAGGTAAGAGAGCGCAAGAGTTTTTAGCAGAACAAACACGTAAAGGCTTAGGATTATGAACCCTTTTGAATATATAAAATCAATCAATGATACTAAGAAAGATATCATGGTCGATGATGTAGCTGAAAAAGGGTACAATCCCTTCATAATCAATAGGAACTTTTCGTTTTTTAACGATACAGTGTTATATGCTAATGAAATGAATCGTTTTCATCACCTAGACCATCGCCTTCAATTCGATTTTTTTATAAATATAATAAAGAAAAAGAAAAGATGGTCCAAGTGGATAAAGCCACAGGACATCAATAACCTAGAACTCATTAAACAACATTATGGGTATAGCAACGATAAAGCTAAATCCGTTTTAGAATTATTTAATAATGCACAAATAGAAGAGTTGAAAAGAAAAGGATTGAAAGGTGGAAGAACAAAATAACGAAATAAAGAATTGGGTTCCGGCAGATATGTTAGAAGTAACGTTGAATGAGCCCGATGACTTTCTCAAAATCAGAGAAACATTAACTAGAATTGGAGTAGCCTCAAGGAAGGATAATAAACTATTCCAATCATGTCACATCTTGCATAAGCAAGGTAGATATTTTATTGTACACTTCAAAGAGCTATTTTTATTAGATGGTAAGCCATCGAATCTTATAGAAAATGATGTACAGCGTAGAAACACAATCGCAACTCTCCTAGCCGATTGGGGACTTATTAATATAGTTAACCCAGAGGTCGCAAAGGATTTAGCACCATTGAGACAAATCAAAGTGATTCCTTTTAAGGAAAAAACTCAATGGGAGCTGTGCCCTAAATACAATATAGGAAACAGCAATAATGGAGAAAAGAATTAAAAAGGCCTGGAAAGAATTTCATAAGTTTATGAAAGCAGGCAGATTAAACAAAGTGGTTAAACTCACTTTTTAAAAAAATTTATTTAAACTGGTGTCTCAACTAGTATAAATATAATCGAGGAATGCGGTATTGGACCGGTTCCCACAACCTTGCTATTATAGGAGGAAACAAAATGGTAAGAAATAACTTGAACGTGCCTCGTTCACTATTCGTTGGATTTGATACTTTATTTGAAGACTTAGAAAGGATTCATCAAAGCGCCAGGTCCGGAACAGATAACTATCCACCACACAATATTGTGAAAGTAGATGAAGAGAAATTCTTAATCGAATTAGCTATAGCTGGATTCAAAGAAGATGACATCAATGTAGAAGTCAAAGATGGAATCCTAAAGGTCTCTGGTGAGATGTGTAAGGACGAACGAGATTTCGCATTTAAAGGTATATCGTCCCGCAAATTCGAGAAATCATTTCGACTCTCAGAATTTGTAGTAATAGACGGTGCTGATTTGAAGGATGGAATATTAGTGGTGTATGCCAGAGTAGAACTACCTGAAGAGAAGCGTCCTAGAAAGATCGAATTAGGGTCTGCTGGGGCATCAAAGAAGAAAGAATACTTGAAAGGGTAAACTGGTGAGCAGCGAAACTCAGTAGATATAAATTAAATATTTACTGGAGAACAACATGAAACATATAACTCATTTTATTGACAAATATGAAGACGTTGCCGAGGCCTTAAAAACTACCGTGATCGTATTATCTATCACAGCATTAATCTTAGGATTAGCGCCAATGATCGTGATAATGCAATCCAGCAGCTATTAAAGCCAAATTGACAATCATGCGGGGAGTTAGAGATAGCTCCCCAATCTTTTGAATTAAATTAAAAAAACAGTGTACTTTTGCCGTGAACTGTGATATAATATACATGTTATGAAGTTTTATACTAATGTAAGTCGTTATGGTAATATGATACTCCTTCGTGGGTACGACCACAATAAACGAATCTCAGAAAAAATTAAATACGAACCCTCACTATTCGTGAGTACGAATCGTCCTACAAATTGGAAAGCCTTGGATGGTACTCCAGTTGGTAAGATGAATTTTGACTCTATGCGATCTGCAAATGAATGGGTTCAAACGAACAAACATACTGCCGGGCTCCATATCTTTGGAAACACTCGATATATTTCGGCTTTCATCAATGACCAATTTCCAGGTCAAATCGATTTCGATCGTAACAAAGTAAATGTGACAACGATTGATATCGAGGTTGCGTCGGATGATGGCTTCCCCGAGCCAGACAAAGCTGATAATCAAATCACTGCGATTACGATTAAAAATAATATCGATAACACTTACTATGTATGGGGCCTAGGCACTTACGATGTAAACAAATCATTAATGAAAACCAACCGGGTAGTTTATAAAAGCTATGAATCTGAGGCTGACCTATTGGTCAACTTCATAACACATTGGTCCTCAGTTTCTCATTCACCTGATGTAGTGACCGGTTGGAATACTAGGTTCTTTGATATACCTTACCTCGTAAACAGAATACATAAACTTCTTGGTGAGCCATACGTAAAAAGGCTATCACCTTGGAGTATGATTGAACGTAGAGAAATAACTACGATGGGTAGAACTCAAACTGCCTAT